ATCGGCGCCACAATGAAAGCCCAAGCTAGACCCGCACCGCAGACCCACCCAATGAAGGGACGCCAGCCTGCCACAAAAATATTGGAACTTGCAGCTTCGGTCTGATTGATGGCAGCCTGCTGTCCGGCTTGTGCGGTTGCTGCTTCGAGGAGCTTGCCTTCCATTTCGAGGCGGGCCTTAGCGGCTTCAGCTTTGTCGGGAATTACCCGGTCCAGGATTTCGCCCAACATCGGAAGTAAGGAGGGCAGCAACCCTAACAATGGCCCAGCCATCTTAACAGTTCCAGGCTCGGAGACTTTTGTTGATGCGGGAGTTAGGGTCGTTGGCCGTCTTGGCGCTGGTCAGCTTCTTCTTCATGCCTTTCATTCTGGCACAGAAACTATCTCGACGGGGACCACCCTCTGGTTGAGGGGCCTTGAGGCCGGGCTTGCCGGGGTTCGCACGATTGTAGGAGGCACGACCTTTAGCATTGAGACCGCCTTTAGGGTCTTTGCCTTCAGCCCGCTGCCATGCTGGAGTTTTGGCCATGCCTCCATTATACTATAGTTATGCCAATCTTTCAAGGCTGATGGATTCGACATCGAACTCACCGGGGGCATAGAAGTGCAACAAATGAACCCCATTCCACCACAACTTCTTGGCCGCTTTGGCATAGGCAAATTCGCCTTTGGGGTCTACGAAGCAACCACCTACTAGGGCATGCAACTTGGAGCCATCGGCCTTGGTGCGGGTAGCGGTCGACAGCAGGTGAGAGTGGCCGCAGACACAGGAACTATGCTGGGATTTCAGTAGGTTGTTGGCATGGTGTTCACCGCCTTGGGGCCGCCCCATTACACCGCTTACGAAGTAGTGCTGGAAGATGGCGCCATAGATATTGGCAGGCTGTAGGAATTTGTGGAAGTTGATTTTGACTGAGGACCGATAGGTCTTGATTAGCTGTTGGACAGTTTTGGGGAAGCCCGATGTCAGCAGCCGGTTGTCAGAGACCATCCACTTGTTGTAGCGATCTTCGTGATTGCCTTCGATGAACTCGAGGTCTGATGCCCCACATGCGTAAGCAATCGAAACGATTTTGTCGAGGGCCGCGAAGCCAGCTTCAATATCTTTTTCGAGGGAGCGTTGATACCAGTGCGGCGAGTTCATGTCATGGGTGCAAAGCGACTCGAAATCCCAGAGGTCACCGATGTGAACTACCTTGTCGAGCCTAGCTTCCCGCCCATTCAGGAGAACCAACAGCTTGTCGAAGCGGTCCAGCGAATCACCCGGCATAGCATGGGTATCGGGGATCAGCAGCACCGTACGAGGTTGGAACTTAGTCGCCATTAGCTAGGACCTTCGTGTTGTCCGAAATGAATTCGTTGGTATAGCCTGCAAGGGGGCGGTCATCTAAAAGCCATGGTCCACTATCGGCGTCCATCAAAATGCAAAGGTTGGCAGCCGCGTGGGCTAGATGGCGAAGTCCGGTTTCTGGATCACAGTCTTGACCATCCCACCAAGCCATTAAGTGGCGCATCGCTGCATCGTAATAGGTGGAGGAGGAGACCGGGTCCTTGCGCCAATTCATAGGGCCATACTTGATAGCGCCGATTGACATGACTTGACCGATGGCGAGGAGAGGAAGCGGCGGCACCTTGCTTAGTGAGGGTTTGGCTATGCCGTATTGGGTCTTGGGATTGGTGTCCATCAGAAGCCCCATATCATAGCAAGGACAGCGAGGATTCCAGAGATGATCGAGATGGCCATAGCGCCTGCACCTACGTAGTCGATCCAACTGAATTCGCGGTCACGATGGTCTACGTACTGGGCAGCGACGAAGCAAACGACTATCGAAATAACAAAGATGGTAGTGGTGATTTGGGCGACAATCATGTCAGACTCCTGTTGAGCCAAGCCCGTTAGCGGCCCGCTCTGTGGTTGAAAGGTCAGTGACTTCTACAACTGTAAGTTGCGGGAGGGGAAGGACCATGAGTTGGGCGATACGCATACCCGGCTCGATCATGAAGATTTCTTCGGACGGCCATTGAGGGGAGAAGGGATGACGGGCCAAGATGATTTTGAGTTCGCCCCTGTAGTCTTCGTCGATTACACCCGGAGCGTTCAGAACTTGGAGACCGTTTTTGTGGGCCAGCCCTGAGCGAGAGCAGATCAAACCTACGTGACCGGGCGGCAACTCAATGGCAATGCCTGTGCTGATTGTGCGGCGGGTTCTCATGTCGTCTACCCAGGCACGTTCGTCAGCATAGAGATCGAAGCAAGCAGCCCCAGTAGTAGCTCGTGTAGGGAGAATGGCTGTGCTGGTAAGCCGCTTAAACTTTAAAGTCCTGTCCATTGACATTCCTTGTATTTGGTAGGAGGAATTTCTTCGAGCTTGTATATACTAAGCGGCTTCTTATGGGAAGAACTTTTTGCATTTTTATAGACTTGAAGATAGGAAATTATAGCGTTCGGGTAAATTGCCTGGACGATGGGGCCATAGAATTCGATGAGCTTTTTACGGGCTGGCCGCATCCAAGATAGTTTGACCTCGACGATACAGATGTGATTGTCGTCTAACCAGAGTAAAGCATCTGGTTGGCATACGCCTGATCGTCGAGGAGTTTTGAAGTGCAGCCAGGGTGACGACTCTACCTTCGGATAGATAAAGGTTAGCCGCTTCTGGACTGCCTTCTCAAAAGAGATGCCCGCCTGTTGAGCCTTGGTGCGCTTTTGTTTGGGGAATATTGGAGTGTAGTCTGCATAACGCGCTACAACAGGCGAGCCTAACTTCATACGCCCCCTTCGTTGAGCTTCTTGAAGAAGGAGTTTTCCAGAACCTTGATACCCAGAGCAAAGTCCGCAGCACTGCCAGGGGAACTGAAGACTTGACCGTATTCTTGGTCTGGAACATCTGGGTCAGTAGCTGCGATGTAGCAAATGAAGTTCTTGATGTGGAGCTTGTTGTCCAGCATGAACTTCATCATGGTTGTCATCGACTGAATCACCGAGGTCTGCTCTTGCGATATGCCTTCGAGTGACTCATCAATGGGTGCCGTCGAGGGCTGGCTAGTGGTTACGATCTTGAAGGGAATTACATTTTCATTCGACACAGTATCCGCTCCTTGCGTTGTTGGTGTGTTGTATGATGTTCGTACGGATGACATAGATGGTTGTTCCGTTCGAAGGGTCTACCGCCTTTTCAAGCCATACGCGAACTATGCAGCCCCGCTTCCGCCACCAGTTCTTGATGTCAGCCATGAGCTTGTAGTTCGCTGCTCGATCCGAAAGGTAGTCATGCCTTGCCATGGGGCCTCCATTTTTTAAGGCCGTCAGGGTTCTTGTCGCTGGCCTTACCCCAGTTGTAACCTATTTCCACATCGAATGGAATATTTATTTCGCGGGTGGTGCCCTTGATATCGGTTACCGGGAAAGGAAAGCTAAGGCATTCAAGAACTTGGGGCAACAGTTCGTCGGCCTTGTCGATACGGACTTGACCCAGAACTGCGTCATGCAAATTGAGAAGGATTTGGACGTCGGCGCCGGGCTTACCTTCGAAGCGTTCCCACAAATTGTAGATGCCGATGTTCATGAGGACGCCGACACAATGCTGAGGCACAAAGGCAATGGCTTCACGGAGGGTGGCATCATCCCAGCGCCTATTCCAAAAGGTACGACGCATGCCAAAGGGAGTGTTCAGATAGCCCTTGGTCTGAAGCTGCTTGGCCACCCACACATGCCAGTCAGAGATGCCAGGGAAGCGCCTGAAATACATAGCCTGGAAGGCTGTTGCTACCTCAGTCTCCACCTTCATTTGCTGCGCCAGAGTGTACGGTTTGCCGTAGTAGTTACTTCCATGGGCGCCCCGCTTCGTGATGTCACGATATGAATAGCCGCGATAGTATTCACGTTCAGCAAGCTCCCTGTCTGGCGGGAAACCGAAGACCATCGAAGCGACCATCGTGTGTGAGTCACCACCTTCAACTGCGGCGATGTAGTTTTCATCTCCCGAAAGATAAGCAACGATGCGAGCTTCCGCACCCTGTTGATCCGAATAGAACAATACATATCCGGGGTCCGCGACGAAACAGGTGCGCGCTTCTTTCGGAATGTTTTGAAGATTAGACCCGATACGGAACGGATGTTCACTAGATGAAAGTCGGAACGTCTCAGTGCCCGCGATATTGAACGAAGCATGGAAGCGGTTGGCGGGGGACAACTTCTTGGATAGGAACTCGATCTGCTTTTCGAGATCGCGGATGCGGAGGATATGGTTGGCGAAGAAGGCGCCTCTGATGTAGTCACGGGATATCCTTTCTAGGACCTCGCGGTCGGTGGCAACTTTGGTTTCACCCTTCTTGGATTTGGTTTGTTCGGGGATGGCGAGCAGCGAGTAGAAAAGGAAGATGAGTTGAGGCGTTGAGTTATGGTTGAAGCTGGTGCCCCACAGTGTTTCACAAACGTAATCGAGATTGGCTTGGACCTTGGCCGCCCGTTCTTGAAGAGCAGCAACTAGGATGTCACGCTTGGCTGTATCGATCTGGACACCCCGTCGCATCATCGTGAGAATGGGGCCCAGCATTAGTTCGCTGTAGGTGTATCCCGGCTTCGCCCAATCAGGAATAAGACCCCCGTCAAATGTTTCTTTGAGGGCCATTGTTTGCATAGTGTCAAGTGAATTATAGATGATCTCCTGGTTTTCAGGAGTCGGTGTCAGGTCCGTGATTGTCTTCATGGGAGTCTCCTTTGAGGAAGGAGTTACGCATACGGGCCAGAATGTGCAGTGTCAAGGGAGGACCCTCGTAGTTGCGGACAAACTTGCGGACACGGTATGGATCAAGGTCAGCAGCCAGACATACTTCGTCGAAGTTCTGGGCAGTGGTGCCGTACTCTGCGGTAAGCCATGCTTGTGCTTGACGTTTATGAACAGTGGCGGCTGGGGTCTTGGGTATTGAAGTGGCGTCGATCAGTGCTTGAACTATTACTGAAGCCCACAGCCGCCGTATGCTAGAATCATCGTCAACCATTATGTCGGTACTTATTTAGATTTACCGACAGTTTGTGTTTAGTCAATTGCCCCTGCCTTGTTGAAGTCCTTCTTGGCCTTAGTTCGAAGGTGCTTCCATGCTCGGGTCGGTAGGTGGAGAGATGCTAGGAAGCCCAGCGATTTTTCCCACTCCGGTTGCCATGCATGATGCCGAAGCATCGTATCGAATATGTGGCCTTTAGGACGAATATCATAGGCGTCGAGGTATGTCAAGTCATAAGTCGCATTGTGGAATCCCCATGCCAAATCTTTCCTGTTGGCTAGGAATTTAATCCACAACCAGATGTCGAGTTCGTCCTGCTCTGACCAGATGTGATTGAAGGCTCGGTCTTCTAGCTGGACGTAGAGGCAGCAGTCTGAGGAAGGGGCAACCGAGAACTCGGTGATGCGGCCTGACTTACAGGTCTCTACGTCGAAGACGATTTCACTGCCGATGTGCTTCGTGGAAAATGCGTACAGATCAGCAACTGTTTCTGGAATGTAAATGGTTCGCGGCTTATCTACAAAGCGCTGTTGGACTTTACGCATGGAGGAAACTACGATTGGCCGTTCATTCCAGGCAAGCCTTGCGTAGATAGCAGGAGAATAAGTGGGCACCACCTGAAGGCCGGGTACAAAGGGGCTGTCAATATGGGTGCCGCGATAGGTGTCTAGTTTGGTTTCGCCTGTCAGGCAGAACATAGCGTGGGGACCCATGGTCAAAGCCATGTCGAAGCCTTCAAGGTCCTTGATTAGTTTGGCTCGATCAGCTTGGGCCAGGAGTGTGAGATCGCCACCTACCTTGTAGTCTCGGAAAAGGGTGGGCCACTTCTGGGTGTAGGCGCGGTAGGCTATGGACAGGCGATCCACTTTTAGGTTGGCAATCTTCATCAGTTCGAGAGTTACATTCCACTCCCACTCTGACATGAAGTTGCCGGGCATACGATCAGCCGATGGCCAATCAACTACGAGGGCGATCTTCAAGAGGCAACTCCAACTGGACAGGGTCTGGCATGCGATTAACTACTGGAACATTTTTCCAATCGCCATGCTTGTCTTGATATTGAATGGCATACTTTGCAGGATAGGGTATGCCTTCTTCATTGCGGCTCCACTCTTGAAGAACGCGCAGGGTGGGGACAGTGTTGCGGCACATCAGTAATTCAACGGATATTCACTGACGTGTTCGGCCAGACTGAGTTGATCCGCGCCCATGTGTTCGAGCAGGACGTTGACGGCGTTCAGGACTTGCATGTTTGTATGAACGTCTTCCCAGAGGTGGTCATTGGTTGGCTTCTTGGCTATGTCGATTTGGGTTTGACGGATGCACCAGATAGCAGTGTCGCCTGTATTCTTGAGCATACTAATCATGAACTGTTCGGCTGCTTCTGGGTCTAACTTGATGGAGAGGGTGTGCATGTTAGCGATCCTTATAGAAGATGTGATTGTCGATACGGGCAGTCTTCCGTAAGTGGCGCCATCCTACTATGGATGTGTCGTGGAAGTAAAGAGAACGGTTGGTCAGGTCAGGGAAATTACTAAGGGCCATGCTCGCAGATTCTTTAGCTGTTAGCCAATCTTCGACGTTGGAAGGAGGCAAAGAGCGCCGAGCGGTACAGGCCCAAGAGAATTGACAGGTGCGCCCGTTCTTCTGGTAGACTACATCACAGATGTCAGCGGGGAAGCGAATGTCGTTAGCCCTATTTAGGATTACCTGGGCGACGGCGATTTGTCCTGACCTAGACTGGCCTCGAGCTTCCCAATAGATGGCCGTTGATAGGCAGTGTAGATGGCGGTCTCGGTTGTTGGTGTCTTGCCATTCGAAGGGAGTCGGGTCAGGCGGTATAGCTATGGCTGGCAAGGGTTGCATCCACGTCAAGGCTACCAGCAACAGGATGGGCCAATAGAGTAGAAGGTCACGACCTAGGTGCAGCTTCATTGGAGGAGTCTCCTTTTGGCTTATGGCACTGGGGTTGGGAGGTGAACATGGAGATGGGTGCCCCTGGTTTTCCCCACCATTTAGCGGCTGCGTCGTGGATGGCTGGCGTGAGGGCACGAGGGCAAGTGGCGGCGTCAGCGCAATCAGCATGGAACGGACAGAACGTCATGTCGCGGAAGCTTATCATGATCAGGCTCCTTCAGTTTGGCTAGGGCTTCGGCGGCGTCAGCGTAGGTCGGAAACGGATAGGCGTAGAAGCACCCGATGTCGACCAGATACCACCAACCATTCTTCTCCTTAATCATTCCTTTTCTCCCAATGCACGAATGGCGTTCATCATTTCTATATCCCGCTCCATAATATCTTCAAATGTTGCGGGTGTTTCAGGCACCGACTTATCGGCTATTACTAACCTTGCTTCTTTCAACGCATTGTGCCGGGCGGTTTGTAGCATTGCGCGCAGCTTTTCGATTTCGGCTTCGGCGTCGGTGAGGCGTTTGCGAAGGGCGTCATAGGTTACTTCGGACATGGGTTCTCCTGCATTGGCAAGGGCTTCCTGTGCGCGTTGTCTAACTTCATGGGAGGGTACTGTATCGGTTGGGTGTGCGTCGATTATCATGGGTTTTCTCCGCAAAAGAAAAGGGGAATAAGCCTTAGCCTACTCCCCTAGTTACGCTACAGCAAAGGAGGACGGAGGTTACGCAGCCTTGTTGGCCATGAACCACTCGACAGAATTGTAGCCACGGATTTCAGGGAAGGGACCTTCGACAGTACCGTCATCGTTGGTACGAGTCTTGTGGATGATGTCGAGTACCACTTCGCTGCTAGGCAGGTATTCCATAGCTTCGCTGAAGGTCTTGTCCTTGAGGTCCTTATTGATGCGAATAAGGTTTTGGCGGGTAATGTCTACTGACTTGTCAGTGACCCAAAGAACGCCCGCCACCGGACGAACACGAGACATAACTACATCGCCCATGTCAAGGCTATGCAGAGGTTCGATCAGGGTGAACTCCATGCGGATGCCGGGACCCTTTTTGCCTTCAACCCGCTTAACACCACGGACACGGGCAAGGTAGGGACCTTCAGGAGGAAGGCGGCGCGAAGGGGCGTCAGAGGATTCACCAACTACTTGATCGAAAAGATTGTCAGCCATTAGCTGTTTTCTCCATATGGGTTGTCATAACGACGGGACAGCTTATACATCTGAGCGACTGCCCCGTCAAGTGTTTTGCTCAGAGATTCTTTTGATCTGCCACTTTTACTAGGCGGTTCATCATAGAGGCGAGGTCATAGGGTTCGCTTGCCTTGATGAGATTGGGCGCCGAGGTGCGGAGCGATGCCTTATCTGTGGCAGCAGTCTTGAAGACACGATTACCGGCACGGTCTACTTCGAGATGCCAAATATCTGAGAAGTAGGTTTGCATCTTCTTTGAGAACTTTTCACCGATGCCGACGGGAATGTCACGGGTTTTGCCGATGATGCGACCCTGGTCGTCCTTCTCACCTGTCTGCATGAGATGGGTCAACAGAATGACAGAGGCTCCCATGTTTATGCCAGTGAGGCGGTCGAGGACGTCTCCATAATAGGCGCCTGCAATCTGGTAGTAGGAGCGTTTGTCATTCATGGCAGTTTTGTCAGAGGGTGCAGCAGCCAGCAGCAAATCACCTAGGAAGGTGCCGCTATCGATCACGACTACATCCTTCCCTGTCCAGGAAGTGCACGGCCCGAGGTCCTCGCTGTCTGTCTTCCAGTGCATGAGGCATTGGGCAAACCGCTTAGCTTCGGCCATAGCTTTTGCTGAAGAAGCAGCTCCGGTATCGAACAGGGAAACCGCTGATTGCTTGGCCGCCGTATAGGTATTGATGTAGACGGGAGCGTGGCCGGGCTTGAGGTAGTCGTCAATGATGCGGCTGTTCTGATCGAAGTCATGGATGAGAAGGCGGTAGCCAGCGTTGGCGAGTTGAGCGAGTGCTCCGGTCTTACCAGAGGCAGGTTCCCCACAGATAAGGATGCGGGGTGGCATCTTCAGAGATTCAAAGTTAGGCATCGAATAGGTTCTCCATGGTTGGTTCGGTTGATGTGTTGCGGGGATCGGTTGCCCATTGTGGACAGAAGGAAGCGACTTTGCACCATCTGACACAGCGCACAGCCTTGCCCGGTCTGAACTCCAGTGTCAAGTCCTTGACGGAACTGATGTGTTCTTCTGCCTCTGCCTGACTTTCGAAGACACGGACAGCCCTCACACGACCCCTCTTCAGGACTGCCCAGGAAGGAGCTTGTGCCCAGATGTCTTCTTCAGAACATGACTGGGGAGTTTCTTCCTGATGAAGGCGGATACGTTGCTCCATGAAGGAGAGGGTTTGCTCCTCTGTCCACATAGGAACGTCCAGCTTTATGATGGGAGCTTCCGGGTAGTCGGGGTCACGATCCGCAGAGTTCTCATCAAAGTTCCAGATGGCTGCTAGGATGGTGATCTTATTGATCGTGATGCCCTTCTCTTTAGCGAGCATGTAGCGGTAGATGTTGGTTTGCTGCACCCATTCTGAGGGGACTTTACCGCCTTTAACTTTGTACGCTTTGCAAGTTTTGACGTCGATGAGTTCCCCTTCACCGATGAGAACTAGATCGAATTGACCTTTGATCTGCCAGCCCAAGCACTCGGTGTAGATACTTTTCTCAGCGAGGGTATTGTAGTTTTGTTGGGCAGCCAGTTCCACTAAATAGTGAAGGGAACGTCCACGCAAGGCAGCGATCCTATCGCTTAGGTCCTCTTCGATTTCGTCCTCGTGTTTGGCTAGGAGGTGGCGCATCTGCGGAGGGATCAGCATCTCTGTCACTGATATGTCAGCGGAACCCTTGGAGTAGGGGTCTTCGGACAGAATGCCTACGATTATGTCAGGCAGGTTGCGCTTGTTGGTGTATTTCATATGGGCGAATCCATGCTCACAGGTGCCGGAGCTTTCTTCTTACGGGTTGCCGCATTGGCCTTCTTAATTTTAGCGGTTGTTTCAGCAAGGGCTGCTTCATCTTCACGAGCTTTGCGGTGACGAGCATTGAGCTTGCGTAGTTCTTCGATCAGGACATCGAGGTCTTCACGAGTGTATTCTTCGGGGTCCTTGGCGAAGACTTGAGCGGGAGTTAGCTTGCTAAGAGGAGTGCTACCATTCCCGTTAGAATCATCAGGTGTATTAGGCGCATCAGTGTCGGACATCTTCTATCTCCTTGAAGGTAAAGAAGGGAGAGCCTAGACCCTCCCCGCTCGATGGACAATTACGACCGCCAGGGACCGTCCTCATCCTCATTCCAAACGTCGCCCCAGAAGTAGGAGTTTTCCTCAGGATCATATTCCGGTTCTACTGAGGTGGCGAAGTGCTGGTCCTTGAAGATGTCGGCAGCGTCTTTGATCTCGAAGGCTACTGTATATTTGCAGGTCCGTAACTTTTGATTGTCGTAATCGGAAGGCACGGATACTACGTCGGCAGGATTGATCTTGACTGCAACCAGCTTGTCATTGCCGGACATAAAGTTCTTGGCGTATTGGTAGGCAGCAGCATGGAAGCCATAGCTACAGGTCTGATTGCGATTGTCGTCAACATCATGACGCAGCATCTCATGAGTAACGCCTGGGAAATTGTCGAACCTACCTGAGTGCTTGTCCTTGAAGTCGGAACGAACTGCCTTGTAAGCGAGGAAGCAACCGTCCTCAGTGATGGGAAGATTGGCAGCCTCTAAGAATAGGAAGAGTTCGTTGCGGCTAGTCATGGATGGATTGGCCATGAGGTTGTCAACGAACTTGCAGTAGTGATCGATTGGCAAGCCGCTATTGAAGAAGCCTGTCAGCTTGTCGGCTAGGTATCCAGTCAGCGGGACGCCCTTATAGAAGAGACCTTCCTCAGAGAGGGAGACATTGCCGTGACTAGTCTTGGAAACGTAGGCAACGACGGAAGCCAGCTCGACGGCTAAGTCCCAATCCTGTTTTGAGATGGCGTCGACGACTGCCTGAAAGTTTACATGGGCAGAGTCGATTAGGATGGGAGCTTTGCCCGAGGGAAACAAGGCGAGGGAGTTGGTCTTGATGATGTAGGGAATCATAGGTTTGGTTTCCTTTCAGCGGTTGATGTAATCGTTGAAGATGTGCTTGGGAAGACGAGCCATGTCCGTATAGTTGAGCATGGGATGGGCAGCGAGGAATTCCTTCCAGGCTGTTTGCAAGTCTTGCATGTAGGTTTCCACCTTGTCAAGGGCCTGTTGTTGAGTAGGGGAAGCCCATTGGCCTAGAGGGTTGGCCTCTCCATAAGGGGAAGACAAGGGACCAGCCGGGAAGTGAGTGGTCAATAACTTGATGAACTTTTCGGCGCCCGGCAAAATCTTTTGGCCTGACATAGCTGACCGAAACTCATTGAGGAATCCGGCATACTGACCAAGCAGTTCCCTAGTTAGGCGAACGGTAAGAGCCCTATCGTAGACCTGCTTGTCAGTGATGTTGGCTGCCGTCCAAGTTGAATTGAATTCTTGCCAACCGTGAAGGGCTAGCATTTGTTGGACGCGCTTAGTCTTGAGGGTTGAAGAAGAGATACCTACTAGGCGAATGTTGTCTGGGATTAGACCGGCACGCCGCAGCATACTGAATTGGGTCCGAGCATTTCCCATGGGGTGACCGTCCATGAAGCGGATGTAGAGCCCGCCACCTGCCAGATTGAGGGGAGTAGTTGTCCTCTCATAGTTGATGGAATTGTCTTCGAAGGTGAAGACATAGCCCTGGGTTTTAGGGGTAGCGTTAGGGGAGGACTCTGCCTTGGGAGCCTCTTCTAAGTCGTCGGCATTGACGGGATCAGGTAAACCCTTGTCCTGACAATAGGCTTCTAGCTCGGAGAAAGGCATGCCTGTGAAGATGTAAAAGTTTAGTTCTTGCTTACCTTGGGCAGGGTTTAGGTAGTTGTGCCTAAGTTTTGAGTAGAGACCGCCCGTTAGTTTAGGAGCCCACACCAAATGCAGGTCATCTTGGCAGACATAACCAGATTGAAAGGTGTGCTGGTTGGTGCTGGTCAAAGACTTTTGGAAGTTGACCCAGTGGTAGCGCTTTTGATAGTGGGTTACGGTTGCTGGAGCAGAGAAATCATTGGGCAAATCTAGATTGATGTAGTGCCCTAATGTTTTGTTTCTCCACTTGAGCTTGCCGGAAGAAGCTATCCTCCGCAACGACTCTATCAGATAGTTAGAGGAGTGGGAGGTAGGGCCAAAGATAAAACGGCGAGCTTCAAAGAGGGTGGGCTGAGCATCTATCTCTTTGCTGGCAGTCAGGACGATCTCCCTAGCGACTTTGTTGCAAGCCTCTTTCAGGAAATCTATCGTGGCCCTGTTGTAGGAAAGCGCTTCACGAGACGGACTGATCTCCACGAATCCGATGGGAACGTTGATGAAAATGCTGCCCCCCGAGATAATCTTGAAGACCTCATCGCCAAGGTAGGGCCGCAGCATCTCGACGTTCAGGGCATAAGGAACAAGTCCTACGAGGATGATGGGAGCCTGAAAGTTCTTTAGGATTCCCCATGTAGGCAACCCGTTGAGAGTTGTTTCGGACTTGAATGCAAGGCGGGAAGAGAGGGATTCGATACGTAAATGGGAAGCGTTACAAATGGTGGGTAATTCTGGCCACCACTGGTAGTAGTTGGAGGCTTTGGAGGACCAGTCAGCAGTGCTTTTGGTAGCGACCCTGACTTCTAGTCCGCTTGGTTCGGTAGAGGAAGAGCTTGCTACGAAGTTGACACGGGGAAGACCGTCCTCTTTGTAGCAGATGTATTGGGTCTTGGTTCCTTTGTGCCAAGAGGTGACAGTGAATTGATCGGCGACAGCAAAGGGAGACTTAGAACCTAGACCAAAGCCGCCGATGAGATCATTGGAGTGGTCTTTAGTGGAACGGAAATAGGTGGTGTAAAGTTCCATGACATCGGCTTGAGCTAGGCCGGGACCAAAGTCACGAACAGAGAAGTAAGGTTCGGAGAAGCTAGGAAGATGGACCTGAATGTCGGAGAGCGGCTTGCCTACTGAGGTGTGAGCATCGGCTGCATTGCAGCTTATTTCACGGATGACGGCAAGCACTTTGTCCTGATAGAGGTTGGAGGAAAGGACCTCGAAGGCTTTGGGAGAGGCAGCAATTGTGAAATTATTGCCAGCCCCAAGGCCGTTGGAGATGATCGGATCACGCTCTTGAGATAGAAGCATTTTATGCTCCCTTTGTTGTCCGGTTGAAGATCCAGTTTTGGGCCTCGCTAATGGTGCTAACTACGCGGATTACTTGCCATGCAGTAGCACGCCAGCCCCCTGTAGACTTTAGGTAGGCGGCTTCGGCTTCAGGATTATCGTCGAGATGGGCGTCTGGATAGGGCAGCTTTGCCCAGATGTTGACACGACCATCGATGCGAGGAGAAAAGTCATAGATGTAGAAGCGCTTATTAGACATTGTGGTTGTCTCCGAGGAAAGCAGATTGGGGATTTTTGCGAAGGCGGCCTTTAGCTTTGAGGCCTACGATACAAGGGGAAGGATCGAGGAAGCGCAGATCATCTGCATCGCCATCGATTACTGGATAGCCAAGCCATTTGTCGGGCAAGCCGTTGAAGAAGGGGACAGCTACATTCATACCGTTAGCTAGGGCTTTGCGACAGTCAGTGAGGTTGTTGCCTGAGAAGCTAAAGGTCAGCTTGTAGTTGGAGGGGACCCCCTTCCTATTGGGCAGCTTGGTGTAGTCATAGAGGCCAATGGTTCGCCAACGTTGGGGAATGCCGTATTTTTCCCAGCGAATGTCCGAGACTAGATTGAGGCGAAGCACTGGCTCTAGGTCTAGAGTCCTGGCATTATTGACGAATTGGTAGATGTCTGAATTGAGGAGTTCTAGGAAGGCTTCGCGCTGCTCGAAGAACATCTTGGTCCGACGGATACGGGCCTCTTGGATTTTCTTCATAGCACCACGGCCTGCCCAATTGAGACAGTCTAGGCTGCATTCAGTGCTGTGATTAGCACAAGTATTGTAGCCAGATTCCCAAGCCGGAGCTAGAGAGAGGCCTGCCGTAGCATAGCCTCTGCCTGAACCTTTGGCGATCTTGGGGTTGCCGATAGTTAGGAGGGAGGTGTTGCGCTTCAAGCGACTAATGAGGGCGGTGTCCATGGTTTAGCCTTTGGTTAGACCTAGGAAACGGGCACGCTGAATTAGGACTAGAAGGTCGTGGTGAAACTGCTCGACTTCCTCTAGCTGGCCATAAAATTTGGCCCAGGATTCGGGAGTGCCAGGAAGATCGTCATAGAGGGCGCCTAGATCGCTGTTGATTGACTCACCAACGGAAGCGACGTCCTGCATTAGTTCCTCGATGACCCAGGTTTCCTTGGACCAATTGACCCAATCGGGTTCGCCATGAGTGGTATCCATTAGGCTATGTCTCCTTTGTAGGGATAGGCGTCACAAGCATCGACGACGGCTAAGATTCCTTTGGCAATGGCTGCTTGGCGAGCATTAGCCAGCCTGTAGTCAGTGTAAGAGCCGCTCTTAGCCAAGACTGAATAGGTATCGCGAAGGTCTTCCAGCAATTCTATGATTTGTTTTCTGTTGGTAAACAGAACGTCATAGAAGTGGGCCGGAGCTTTACGGGGTTTGGTGGCGCTCATTACCAAATCCTCCAGAGCTTGTGGCCCCAGCGAATGTAAAGCCATCCTAACGCGCCCCGCTTAATACGAGGCAACCAGTGAAAGGGTTTTGACATAGATGCTACTCCTTAGGTAGCGTTTGGAAGGGACAGCGGATGCTGCCGGAACCAGCCCTTATGACTAGCTCTGGAAGCACCCCACCGAAGTGAGGCACCCCTCCTCAATAGCCCAGGAAGGTGAGGATTTCAATCACAATTAGCACCCAAATGGCCGATATGAAAGAGAGCGAAAAGCCAATCAGGCACAGCTCAAGACACTTGTTCATGGGTTAGGCTCCTTGTTTGTCTAGGAAGGTGGCAGCGTCGATCAGCACTTTAGCTAGGTCTCGAAGCTGGTCAGCGTTGAAGTAGATGCATGGATTGGCGACTGTAGTAACCATCTCGATCTCTACTGATAGGGTGTTGTGGAATCTAGCTTCGAAGCTACCATGCACCCATTTTAGGTGGAGGAGATCGCCGTCGAGGTCTTCGATAGGTTTGAATTCCATAGGTTAGGCTCCTTGAGGGGTGGGTTTGCGGATGATGAGACTGATGGGGACGTTACTGGATTTGGCCCAGCCTTCGTCCCACTTAGTGGTAGCTTCTAGGCGGGCTTCGACGGCGGCTTCGTCTGCTAAGGATTTCCAGTTACGAGCACGGGACCAACGATCACCGCAGCATGGGCAATCCTTGTCTTCATCCACACCATCGAAGTAGATACCGTTGGCTTCGGCGATGGTGTCAGCTTCCTCATCACTGGAAGCCTCGATGAATACGTTGAGGGCGGGTTCCATAAACGCTCCGCCAGAGTTGTTCTGATCGTAATGATAGAAGGGCATGGGTTAGGCTCCTTTCGAGACGGCTTTGAGGGATTCGCGGACTCGCTTAGCTATGTCGCCTCGCCAGTGAGTGATGTTGTTTAGGATGTAGAGGGCCTGGACCTTTTGTTCATAGGGATCGGAGACTAGGAGGCCGTGTTTGGCGTAGGCAATGGCATAGTTAAGGGAACGGACGCCTTGGTGAGCTACGATAGAACGGCAGGCTTCATGGAAGGTCATGGATTAGCACTCCTGCTAACTAGAACAGTCAGGCACGATTGCACGGCTGGTCTAGGTAATAGGTAGTGATGGCTAAATTAGCTCTTTTGTTGGGCTGTTGCCAAGATGTCTCGACGGCTGCGAGGATACTGCCACATATCCTATACGCTACATTTACACCCAGAGCATTTCAATGATGGGTCCACCGCAAAGATAATCTTATAAGCGCCTATCGACCAGGGCAAGATCGTGGCGACTCCGATGACCATAGCCGGGATCGATCGACATGTCAAGCAAAAATTTTTCGCCAACGATTTCAACGGGTTGCGGGCCGATGTTGGTATGGGATGTGAAGTTGCAAGGCGGCAATTGTTGCAAGATGGAACGCTTGATTCTGTCTCTTAGAGAGGATTGATTTCTTAGAAGATTTGTTTTAAAATGAGACTTACTCGCCGCCATTCTAGAAGTATGTATATAGTTTACTTTTGTAAAGTATGTAGAAACTCACCACGGCGATCTAAAAAAGTCAATGAAATCAAATACTTAGGTGATCGCGGTGAGAGAGTGAGAATGGTGAGGGAACCTTTTCTACTTTTTAGAAGTATATAGTATATAAAAGGGGGTCGATTTGACGCTCACCTCTCTCACCTCTGGAATTCTGTTTAGATATTAGGGACTTAGGGTCGATTCTGTTCTGTGAGCGCAACGGTGAGCTTCTGTCTGGCGCTTTCTGTCTTCTGTTTAGGGAGGGAGAGAGGCCTAAGATTGGCTCGTCTAGATAGGGCTAGGTAGTATTAGGGAATGAATAGATGAATAGATGAATGGGCGTTGAATAGTTGACGGAAATTAGTTAGCATAATTTATCTTTACTTGGGGCTCGGGATGGTCCATTTAGGGGAAGCCGAAGCGGAAACGCCTAGGCGGGACTAGCACCATGCTAGAAGGCTCTTTTCTCATAGGGAATATGAACATGAGCAAGATTGAATTCGGGTCTTTTGTTTCTAAAGCTGGCAAGGAATACCGGACTCTGGAGATTGCCGATTTACTTAGGGCGGTAGGATTGGCTGGGCAGGTCGAGGTAGGTTATGGGATCAGCGCTGATAAAAAGAGCCTGATTTTATGGGAGCCTCGGGCTGAGATTAAGGAAGCGAAGGCGAAGGGGATTATGGGCAAGCCTTTGTCTAAAATGGCGGAAAAGCCTGTTATTGATGGGGCGGAAGAAAAGGTAAGCGATGCTGACCTATCTAGCCTGAAAGCCGAATTGGCAATCCTATCTAAGGCGGTTTCCATGCTAATGAAGCCAGAGCACATCAGTAATATTATTAAGCAAAGCACGCCGATAGTACGTGAAGCTCCAGTAGGAACCACCATCACAAGGAAGCGCAAGACGGCCTAAGAAAAACTAATAAAATCAATGGTTTAGCCTCTAGGTCGAAAGGCCTAGGGGTTTTTTATTGCCTATAGATAGGAATAGTTTCCTATTTTAGCCCCTGGTAAATAGGTATAAAGTCCTAACTAATGGGGGTCGGTCGCTGTAAATATTCCTATTTTGAGGGGGTAGGGGAGGGGGAGGGTGGAAAAATATGGCCTGTGTCTGGCTCTGTCAGCATACCCCTACCAAAATCGCGCAAATTTTTAGACTTGCCTCATTTTCGCCACAATTTCCTTCAAAGGCAATCTATACGTAGGTCTCCGCCACCTACCATACTCAAACATCCTCTCCACTTCCTCCAACCAAACCACGGCTCCCCGCTTCCCATACGGATCAAACACCAGCACCGGATACCACGCATACCACCTATGCCACTTATAAGCCTCAGGCGGCCAATCCCTAAATCTATACCTCATGTTCCCACCCTACCCAAAAGCCTCTTGGCTGTCAACTCCCGCCAAAAAAAAATCTCAGATTTCTAAAATTACCACGGCGACCCTACCTAGATTCTCACCACTTTCTCACCCAACCCTCACCCAAAAACTCCAACCACATAAAGCAACTAATCCAAAAGTGAGAAAGGTGAGAGTGGTGAGCACCCCCTTCTAAAGAAAAAAGAAGATATACATATATATAAAGGAAGTCAAAAACACGCTCACCTCCCTCACTTCTCACTTTCCCTTTATTATCAATGACTTAGCAGCCGCCCCTGAGTGAGATTCCCGGTGAGTTTCCTCTACCGTTTCGATTCCCTCACAACTCAGTAAGAAGCACGTATTACTGGCATAGTAGCAGTAAACCAATACTACTACAGAGTTCCAAAAAAGTCAACTCCTTCCCCAAAGGGTCCCACGCAGACGCGCCCTTGACATTGCGGGGCGGTAGTGCTATATTTCTCTTGCTGGTCCGGTCTCGTCCAAGCACACGGGGTGACTGGTCCGGCACCAAGTGCAGACTACAATCACAATATCTCCTTGCTTACAGCCCCCAGGGTCCCTGATTGCGACAGGATAAACCCTGGGGGTTCTTTATTGACAGGCCCCGAGCCTTTTGCTACAAAGCCCTTCCACAAGCAAGGAGCAACCCGTGGACAAGACCTACGACCGCTTCGACTTTGAGCAGGCTATCATGCAGTGCTGGGGCATGGTCGACGACCTCAAAGCCTTCCGCAAAGCTGGCGCCCCGTCCGACACCTATGACGCCCTGGCGGTAGTCTACCAGCAGCATTTCGAACACCTCTGGGACATCTTCGAGTACCTCCTCCAGGAAGGCAAGCTTACGTGAGCGACGACACCATGGGACTTACCCACCAAGACCTCGTCGAGGCTTTTGACCGTGTCATCCAGCAGCTCAAAGTCATCGACGAGTCCACCATCTTCAAAAACATCAACGTAGGCATGTTCGACATCGAAGACGCCCTCAGAGTCCTGTCCGGCTTCAAAGGCAAGCTTATCGTCGATGCCCACCAGAAAGGCGCCCTCGAATGGAAGTAACATATCTTAATCATATGGGTGATGACCGTATGGTCGTAAATGCAGCCCGCGTATCCTTCGGCAAACGTACCCAGGAGTTCCGCCCAGGTAAAGACGACCGCCTGATCCGCTTCCTAGCTAAGCACAACCACATCCTGCCGTTTGCCCACCCCCACATCAGCCTCCACTTCAAGGCACCCATCTTTGTAGCCCGTCAGCTTGCCAAACACCAAGTAGGCTTCGTATGGTCCGAGATCAGCCGTCGCTACGTCAAAGATGACCCTGAGCTATACTGGCCCGCAAAGTGGCGCAAGGCAGCTCCAGACGTCAAGCAGGGCAGCAGCTCCGAAGAATTCACTGACCCCTTTGGTTCCGCTCTCCGTGCCCATACAACCGCTCGAGCCTTGGTCTGGGACTATAAGCGCCTCGTCACAGATGGTATGTGCCCCGAACAAGCTCGTATGATCCTTCCCCAAAATATGTACACGGAATGGCATTGGACGGGTTCCCTTCTAGGCTGGAGTCGTGTATGGAACCTTCGTGTCAAACCCGATGCACAGGAGGAAACCCGTGAAATTGTGCAACTAGCTGGCCACATTATCCGGCCTTTATTCCCGTTCTCTTGGGATGCCCTAACGTCCTCTGAACTGGAAAAATAACCCAACCTCTGTTATACTGCACTACAATCCCCAAACAGGAGCTATCATGCGTAATTCACCTGAAGTGCGTACACCATCAGTGCGTGCATCAACTATCATTCGCCGTACCTATTCCCGTCCCCTGGACAACGGCACCTTCGAAAGCTGGGAAGATATCGTGGGCCGAGTCATCGGTCACCAGCGTTGGCTTTGGCAGCGGGCTCTTGACGACCGTCCCCTCACCGCCTCTCAAGAATCCGAACTGGAAGAATTGCGCGAAGTCCTGCTAACCCGTAGCGGTTCAGTCTCTGGTCGCACCTTGTGGCTGGGTGGCACAGACGTAGCAAAGCGCCGCGAAGCTTCCATGTTCAACTGTGCCTTCACAAAAGTGGAAACTGTCCATGACGTGGTTGATGCCTTCTGGCTCCTCTTGCAAGGTTGCGGCGTCGGTTTCGAGCCGGTTGTCGGTACACTCAACGGCTTTACTTCGCCGATGGAAATCGAGGTGGTACGGTCCCAGCGTCATCTACTCGAGCAAAAGAAAGGGCGTGAAACCAATGTCGAAACTTACGTACAAGAAAACGGCAAAACGGTTTGGACAATTGGTGTTGGTGATTCCGCAGAAGCGTGGGCAAAGTCGGTCGGTAAAATGCTGGCTGGCAAACGGAAGGCTGATGTGCTTCGACTTGACTTCACACAGATTCGTCCAAGTGGCCAGCGTCTCAAAGGCTATGGGTGGATTTCGTCGGGTGATGAGACTTTTGCGCCAGCAATGCAGCGTATCGCGGAAATCCTCAACAATCGCGCTGGTCTACTGCTCACACGCATCGACATCCTCGACGTCCTCAACCACCTCGGTACGACCCTCTCCTCACGTAGATCGGCTGAGATTGCGCTCGTTCCTTTCGGAGATCCAGAATGGGTAGACTTCGCCCAAGCTAAAAAGGACTTCTGGGTCCACAATAACTTCCATCGCCAGCAGTCCAACAACTCTGTCATGTTCAAGTCACGTCCTACCCGCGATGACATTGCTGGTCTCTTCGATATGATGCAGGATGCAGGTGGCTCTGAACCGGGCTTCATCAACATGGTCGAAGGTAAGCGTCGTGGTCCTTGGATCAGTGGCGTGAATCCTTGCGCTGAAATCCTGCTGCCCAACAAAGGCTTCTGCAACCTAGTCGAAATCAATCTGTCCCACTTCAACGGAATCAATGCCCGCAAACTGTGGCGCACTGCTGAACTGCTGGCTCGTGCCAACTATCGCCAAACCTGCGTAAACTTGGTGGACGGCGTCCTTCAACGGGCATGGCATGAGAACAATGAGTTCCTTCGGTTGTGCGGCGTAGGCGTCACTGGGGTTGCAGAATGGGAACCGGCTAGCGATCCGTCCGTATGGCGTATGCTCCGGGACAAAGTCAAGCGGTCTGCCGAGGGAATGGCCGATGAACTGGGTCTCCCGCGTCCCAAAGCAGTCACCACTGTCAAGCCGTCGGGCACCCTCTCCAAAATTATGGACACTACAGAGGGTGTTCACAAACCGTTGGGCCGTTACATCTTCAACAATGTGCGTTTCAGCAAGCATGATCCCTTCGTCCAAGAGCTAATTGACGCCAACTATCGCGTCTTCGAAGACCCGTCTAGCCCCGATGCAGTCCTGGTTACCTTCCCAGTAGCCTATCCTAACGTCAAATTGGACGAAGTCGACGGCAAACACGTCAATCTGGAACCCGCTACAGTCCAATTGGCCCGCTATAAGACCCTGATGGACAACTACGTGGACCACAATTGCTCCGTTACCATCAGCTATAGCCCCGACGAAGCTTCGGAAATCGTGGATTGGCTCCATGAGAACTGGGATTCCTACGTTGGCGTCAGCTTTTTGTACCGGACAGACCCCACAAAGACGGCCAAAGACCTTGGGTACCTGTATTTGCCCCAAGAAGTTGTCTCAAAAGAGTCATATGACGCCTACGTATCCACTCTGAAGCCCCTTAACGGCCAAGAAATGGGTACACAAGAGCTGGTTAGGGAAGCAGATGACTACGAAATCGACACTGGTACAGAATGTGCTACAGGTGCCTGCCCAATCCGCTAATATAAGGAGTCCGTGTCGTGGAAAGTGTCATATTGTTGGGGGTGCCTATGATCGCCGTTGCGGTGGGTGCCTCCGTTTTCTTGAAGAAGTTGAAAACTGGAGCCGATATACTACTGAGGAGAAGCAACATATCCTCCGGCTACTACCACTAAGAGCTTGAATTATAGAAGTCAGTAGGTTATTATGCCTCTGGCTTCTATTTTTTGGAGTTCGCCATGCAATTCTCGGTTGTATACTCAGATGGGACTTGGGTCTTCAAGGTATCTTCGCTAGAAGATGAACCAGACTACCTTGAGGAGTTCGAAATCACCAACCTCAAGGAGGCCCAAGGCATTGCTGACGAACTCGTCGCCGAAATCATGGAAATGACCGACGACCTTTTCGACGATGCTGAACAAATGGACTTCCTCACTAACAACGAAAAACAGCCATAGGTCCCGGTGTCTTTTCAACTCTCTAAAGAGGAGGTCATCGAGGAGTTTACGGAGATGGTCAACCTTGAGCGCAAGGTGGCTGCCGTAATCTCCAAGGTGCTCTCCCGCAATCCCTCCGCTATCCTAATAGCCTGGGAAGAAGAAGGCGCAGTCAAAGCCACTTCCATACCCTTTTCCACCTGTTTAGTAAAAGGAATGGTCGACACCCTCTTTGACATGGTATTCGAGCCCAAAGATGACGACGAAGAACCTGATGAGCAAAATCAAGGCTAAGTTCCTAGACTGGAATATATTCCTTAATTATGTTATACTTGTCCGCTAACAGGACTGGACAGGTAGAATGGCGACTTCGCAAAAAATCTCAGAACTTACAACGGCAGGTCCACTTACCGGAGCCGAATTAGTTCCCATTGTCCAAAATAGCGGTACCCTTCAAACCACTGTCTCTACTATTGCTGCCTTCGCCATCGTATCTATTAGCCCTGTTGTCTCGGCCCTCCAAACCCAAATCGACCAAGTTTCTGCCTTAACCTCTGTTAATGCGGCTGCTATCACTTCTTTGAATGGCGTTGTGGCTACTTATGACGCTCGTATTGATGCTGTGTCTGCAACGGCAGTTTCTCTTGCCGCTTCTGTATCTGCTCTTGAGGTGCGTGTCAGCGCCGTTTCTGCTACTGGTGTTGCCAATTCGGCCTCTATTACGTCTGTCAATGCGGTCGTTTCTACCAAGGCCGACCGGGTCGGCGACTACCTCGACAGCGTCCAATACATCGAATTTGATACTTCCACTTCATTTGCAGCGTCGGTTGGGCGCTTGACTTGGGACATCACGCATGGCACCCTCGATCTGGGTCTTGTGGGTGGTAATGCCAATCTGTTGCTTGGTCAGCGTGAAGTTGTCTACTGCTTCAACAACAGTGCTGCTACCCTTCTCAAGGGCAAGGTCGTCAAGGTCACAGGTGCCTCGGGTCAGAAGCTTACTGTCGATCTGGCGCAAGCTGACTCCGATATGGATAGTGCTACCATTCTCGGTATCATGCTTGAAGACGTTTCAGTCAATGCTTCCGGCTTCGTAGCCACTGACGGTGTCGTCAATAACGTAAACACTTTCGCCTTCACTGATGGTCAGATCGTTTACTTGTCTCCGGTCTCGGCTGGCGAACTAACTGCTACCAAGCCCGTCGCGCCCCAGCACCTAGTCCAAATGGGCTATGTCGTCAAGGGCGGCTCAGTCGGGGGCGGTTCCGTCTACATCAAGGTGCAGAACGGCTACGAACTGGGTGAACTCCACGACGTCAAAACTTCCACCAGCACATCCTTGACCGACGGTGAAGTCCTCGCCTACAACACCAGCGCAGGCGTCTGGACCAACTCTACTGCCCTCATCAACACCCAAGCCTCTGTGTCGGCGCTTAACATTCAGGTGGCCGCTGTCAGCGCCCTTGCTTCCACTAATGCCGCAGCCATTACATCTACCAACAATGTAGTATCGGCTCTTGAAGTTCGCGTATCCACTCTCGAAATCGCGGTCTCGAATATTGGTAACGTATCTGCTATCGCGGCTCTTGTTACTGCTGTTGCCAGCCTTGAAGGCACTGTATCAGCCCTTGAAGTTCGGGTCAGCACAGTGTCAGCCGCAGTTTCTGCTCTTGATATTCGGGTGGCCGCAGTATCTGCTTCGGTTAGCGCCCTCCAAATCCAAATCAACGCAGTATCGGCAGCACTCACTTCCACTAACAACGTGGTGTCAGCCCTTGAGATTCGCGTCAGCGCAGTATCTGCGGCAGTTGTATCAGCCAATACAGTCATCGCAGCCGTATCATCTAGAACTTCTGTCAACGCTGTAGCCATTGCTGCCGTTTCTGCATCTGTAAGCGCCTTACAGGTCCAAGTCAATAACGTATCAGCGGCTTTGACCTCTACGAACAATGTTCTTGTCGCAGTGTCTGCTCGTACTTCAGTGGCCTTTGTGTCTATCAGTGTTCTACAGATTCAAGTCAACAATGTATCGGCAGCACTTACCTCTACTAACAACGTCGTATCGGCGCTTGAAATCCGAGTCAGTGCGGCGTCAGCAACTAATGTCGCCAATTCAGCAGCTATCACTTCCATCAACAATGTCGTAAGCGCCCTCGAAATCCGAGTTAGTACGGTGTCGGCGGCAGTGTCGGCGGCTGTGGTGTCGATTGGTCAGCGGGTCCTGAAGGCTGGCGACACTATGTCCGGCGAACTGAACATGGCCGACAACCTAGTGACGCGCCCCAAGTTCAAGGACTACGCTATCACGGCAGTCATTAGGGGCAACGTATCAGCGACTGCTACCCTAGACATGCTGGACGGCAATTACTTCATGGTGACTGCGGCTGGTAGTACTACCTTTGTGTTTGCCAATCCTCCCGTATCGGCAGCTAATGGCGGTGCAGCAGGGGGCTTCATCTTGGAACTCGCCAATGGTGGTGCAGCAACTGTGACATGGCCCTCCGCAACCAAGTGGCCTAGCGGTACAGCGCCTACCCTCACATCTTCTGGCACGGACGTATTCGTCTTCATCACGGATGATGGGGGCACTGTCTGGCGTGGTGTGCAGTCCATGAAAGACAGCAAGTAAGGAACTGACATGGCAACCTATAAAATCAGCGGCCTTACCTCCGCAACAGCCGTATCGGCTACTGACCGCTTCGAAACCTCCAAGGTCTCGGCATCCGGCTTTGGCTCCCGTCAGGCGACTGCTTCTCAGGTCCGCACCTACATCCTCGACTCCATTTCGGGCTACACCCTCGCCAAGACCTCTCTCGCCAACGTATCTGCTACCACGACCCTCGACCTCGCCAACTCCAACTTCTTCTCGGCCCAAGTCAGCGGTAGTGTCTCATGGGTCTTCGCCAATCCTCCTACCAGCACCGTTGCAGCAGGCTTCATCTTAGAACTCACCAATGGGGGCGGCTATACCAATACGTGGCCTTCCGCTGTCAAGTGGCCCGGCGGTACTGTCCCGACCATCACAACCAGCGGCACCGATGTCTTCACGTTCATCACCGATGATGGTGGCGTCATTTGGCGTGGTGTCCAAACTATGCAGGATTCCAAATAATGCTTCTTGTTGAATCTCTTCTCGGCACGTCTTCTGCTTCTCAACCTATTTATGTTGAGGAAGTTTTTTCGCCATTTCTTTACACTGGCACAGGGGCAGCACAGTCGATAGGTAATGACATTCAACTTGGAACTGCGGCTACGACTTCTGGCTGGGTAGCTACGCTTGGCTCTGGCGCAAATTCTGAATCAGCGACCGCATTAGCTGTTGACAGTTCTAAGAATGTGTACGTAACGGGCTATGGAAATACGTCAGGACCTGGGCAGAATTTCGTTACAGCAAAATACAATTCGTCGGGCGCGATACAATGGCAGCGGAGTCTGGGCAGCACATCCGCCGAATATGCTTATGGAATTGCTGTAGACAGTTCAGGTAATTCTTACATTTGCGGCACTACAGTGAATGCACCAACAAGTTCTGTAGAACTTTCAGTAGCTAAATATGATACGTCAGGTGTTCTTCAATGGCAACGTAAAGTTTTCAGTACTTTTTATACTGATAACGGTTACTCTATTGCGGTAGACAGTTCTAACAATGTTTACATATGCGGGGATACTGATGCATCCGGAACAGCAGAAGCTCTTATTGTCAAGTATAATTCATCAGGCACTTTACAGTGGCAGCGTACTTTAACGAGCAGCGGCGGCGCCTGTAATGCATATAGTCTAGCTGTAGATAGTTCTGACAATGTTTATGTAACGGGAGCAACCGTTATTAGTGCCGTAAATAATTTATTTGTGGCTAAGTACAATTCAGCAGGCACTCTTCAGTGGCAGCGGTTCCTCACTTCCGGTAGTGCTACTTACGGTTATGGGATTGCTGTAGATAGTTCTGCCAATGTATATGTTGCAGGAAATTCATCTATTGCTGGCGTACAATCTGGAATCATTGCCAAATATAATAGTTCTGGTACTCTACAATGGCAGCGTTCCATCACCTCTGGATCGACCACCATAAATGGGCGGGCTATTGCTGTTGACAGTTCTGGCAATCCATATGTAGCTTTATATGCTAGTGTGTCGAGCAATTTGGATGGATACATAATCAAATATAATACGTCGGGCACATTACAATGGCAGCGAAAGTTCGGCACCAGTTCAACTGACTACTTGTATTCTATACAAGTTGATAATGCTGGCAGCATTTACTTTTGCGGGTACACAGAAATTTCGAGCCGCGGTGAATTTTATCTTGCTAAGTTTCCCGACGATGGGTCTGGCACAGGAGCTTACAAAGTTAATACAGTAACATTTACCTATCAGGAATCAACTTTTACGTCATCAACATCTACCCTGACGGATTCCGCTGGTACTCTTACAAGCAGCACATCCGCGCTTAATGAAGCTGCTACCACTCTTACGGATTCAGCAGCGTCCTATACTTCATATGTCACCACGATTCCAACAGGTGCTGGTAAGGGCGGCATGGTTTGGCTTAAAGACCGTACGCAAGCTAATCCAGCGTTTATTATGGATACAACGCGCGGCACTTCTTCTACATTACAGCCCTCAACTACTGGCGCGGCAGGTGCTATATCAACTGCTATTACATCTTTTAATGGTAATGGCTTTTCAATCGGCACAAATTCTAACATCAATACCAGCCCCAACAATTATGTTTCTTGGACCTTCCGCAAGCAGGCGAAATTCTTTGATGTCGTGACTGTTACTGCTGATGGGAGCGGAAATTTAACTGCCAATCATAACTTAGGTTCCGTTCCGGGGTCTATATTTATCAAGAGAACAGATGGCATAAGTGATTGGGATGTTTGGCATCGTAGTTTGACCGCAACTCAAGTGCTTAAATTGAACACTACTGCTGCTGCTGGAACCAGAGTTTCCGGCTGGATGAATGCAACATCTTCAAGTTTTACTACATCCAGTGGTTATTATACCGCTGGCGCCACCTACGTCGCCTATCTCTTTGCCCATGATGCAGGCGGCTTTGGCGCTACAGGCTCGGACAATGTGATTAGCTGTGGGTCGGTTACTGCAAGTGCAGGCGGCGCCATCTCTGAAACAAATCTCGGATGGGAACCGCAATGGGTTTTATATAAAAGAACAGACAGCACAGGAGATTGGCAATTATTTGATACTATGAGGGGGCTTGTTACGGCGACAAATCCAACAAGCACATCAAATCAAGTGCTTTATCCAAATTTAGCAAATGCCGAAGCTTCATCTGGTTCAGCATTTCAACCTACTGCTACTGGTTTTGGTGCTGATACAGGCGTCCCTGTAAACTCAACTTGGATTTACATCGCCATCCGCCGTGGCCCGATGAAGACGCCGACGACGGGGACGAGTGTGTTTGGTTTGAACGCTCGCGATGGCACCACTGTAAATGCGACGGTACTTGGAGGTCAGACAGACGACGTAATCTTGGTTAAAAATCGCGCACAAACTGTTACAGATTTGATTTCTACAAGGCTTACCGGAACTGGCTATATGGTCACATCCAATACCGCCGCAGAGGTTGCCGCAGGCACCAACATTCTTCAGGCCAATCCATGGGATGTTATGGATGGTGTAAAAATTGGCACGACATCTGTACTCGTCAATGACTCCACTACGTATATCAACTACCTATTCCGCCGCGCCCCCGGCTTCTTTGATGTGGTGTGCTATACGGGGACGGGTGCCAACACTACACAGACGCATAACTTGGGTGTTGCGCCAGAGCTTTGGATAGTAAAACGGAGAGATGCAGTTCAAGCACCGGGATGGGCGGTTGGAAGCACTCAAATTCCGGCCAATTCTTATTTGACTTTAAATCTTACGGACGCTTATGTAACGGGGGCTACGTTTTGGAATAGTACATATCCTACGGCATCAAATATAAGCCTCGGCACATCATCAACTGTAAATGCAAGTGCCGCAACTTACGTTGCCTACCTATTCGCCACAGTCGCAGGCGTATCCAAGGTCGGCTCCTACACCGGCACCGGCACCACCAAGCAGATCGACTGCGGCTTCACTAGCGGCGCACGCTTCGTCCTAATCAAGCGCACCGACAGCGCAGGCGATTGGTATGTCTGGGACACCGCACGAGGTATCGTCGCAGGCAGTGATCCTTACTTCCTTCTAAATAGTGCTAATGCTGAAAATGCGTCAACAGATTACATCGACCCCTATAGTGCGGGTTTCGAGATCAGCAGTTCAGCGCCTGCGGCTATCAATGCCAATGGTGGCACATTCATCTTTTTGGCAATTGCATAAGAGGACAACATGGAAATTCGCATTCAATCTACCGGAGCAGTCGTTCAGGAGCAAGAGTTCCGGGCTATGTTCCCCAACACCAGCCTTCCCGTCCCCCTGGCCGAATCCGCTATCAACGGTCTCGGCGGCGACATCGTCTTCGAAGGTCCCTACCCTGTAGCTACCCGCTACCAAACCGTCGTGCGGCAAGGTGTCATCCAGATCGGCGACAAGTGGCATACCAACTACGTAGCGGTCGACCTGCCCCCAGAAGCCTGCGCCGCCCTTGACGATCAGCAAGCTGCCAACGTCCGCACTGACCGCAACCAACGGTTGTCTGCCTGCGATTGGACTCAACTTCCAGATGCTCCCGTCGACGCTGCTGCTTGGGCTACCTATCGCCAATCCCTGCGCGACGTCACCTCTCAGCCCGGCTTCCCCTGGTCAGTAGAGTGGCCAACCCCACCTGGGTGAGAATTGGTGAGAATCTTGACACAACCCTCACCCTGGGGTAATTTGCGCTTCTAACACAGGAGCCACCCCATGAGTGATAACAAGGTCAATCGCGTCGACATTATCAACGAGGCGAAGCGGAAGCTAACCCCTTGGACCACAGAAGACGGACGCCTCTTCCTAGATTACACTGAAAAGTCTATCCGTCGTACCCTTACAATCTCCTCGGGTGGGGGCTGTGACTTTAGAGGGTGGTTCGCTTCCTTCTGTGTAGACCACTTCAACATAGTGCCCAATGGCGACCTCATCAACTCAGCCCAAACCTACTTTGCCCATTGGGTTAGGTCAGAAGGCGCCAAGCTCAAAGACTATATCCGCATCGGCGGCAAGGTCGGGGAACTCTACATCGACATCGGCAATGACGCTAATGACGCTTGGCGCATCTCCTCCGAAGGTATCGAAAAGGTTCCGGGTGGTCCAACCCACATTCGAATGCTTCGTGGCGCAGGTATGCTTCCATTGGCAACCCCTGACCTATCGGCTCCTCCTTCTGAATTCCCCGCCCTCCTAAAGCAGTTCATTGCCGCTGACGATGACACCCTTATGCTCCTAACAGCTTGGCTCCTCGGTTGTCTGCGCCCAGAAGGTCCTTACCCCGTCCTCACCATCTCAGGTGAACAAGGCTCTGGCAAATCCACCGTCCTCCGTCTTTTGCGCCGCATCATTGATCCCCATGCCCTCGATATGCGTACGCCCCCTGAAGACCAGCGTGACCTCCAAGCCATGGTTCGCAACTCCTTCGTCCTCGCCTACGACAATGTCTCCTTCATTTCCAACAAGATGTCCGATGCTTTGTGCGTCATCTCTACAGGCACAGGTGCCCAAGGTGGTCGCGCCCTCTACACCAATGCCGAAGAATCTGCTGTCCGCGTCTGTCGCCCCGTAGCTATGAACGGTATCCCCGATGTCGTCGAACGTGGTGACCTAGTTGACCGCTCCATCCATGTCCATCTGCCCCGCATTGATCCTCGACTGCGCCGTGACGATCTCGAATTCTGGGAAGCTTTTCACAAAGTTCATCCCCGCATGTTAGGTTCCCTTATGAATGCAGCATTGAATGCTACGCAAAACTATGGTAAAGTAATTTTAGCTGAAAAGCCCCGTATGTCTGCATTTGCCGTATGGGCCGTTGCTGCTGAAAAAGCGTTTGGCTGGGAAGAAGGTCGCCTCATGGATGTCTATAAGCACAACCGGGCAGCCGCTGAAAACCAGATGCTTGAATTTCACGGTATGGCCTCGGCAATTCTACGTATGATGGAAAAGCAAAAGGAATTCTCAGGTACCTACTCGGACTTGATTGGTCAACTAGAAATGAACATTGGTCCCCGCGAACGTCTACCTCAGACATCCCACAGTGTTGCTGCCGAACTGAAGCGCATCAAACCTGCTCTCGAACGGCGCGGCCTCCGCTTCTACAGTGCTGGTCGGGTGTCTGCCATTGGTCAAAAGGGCCGGTCTCGTATTTCCATCGTTCGTGTTGCGGAAGAGGAAGAGGAAGACACAGTCACATGAGTGATGATGACGAATACGTCCCCAAAATAACTACCAAAAAAGTTCCCGACTACATTAAAAAGGCCCAGAAAAGAACTGAGGCTAAACGACCAAACCTACCCTCGCAGAAAGATCGCGTCCAAAAATACCGTATCCAACTGCGAGAAATGAATATCCATAAGCCTGCCCGTGGTATCCGCAAAGAAAACGTCGACGCCATTCGCAAACTCAAAGAGCATCTTCGGGAAACGTGGCAGGCTAACTGGGACAAAATCTCCAAAATAAAAAGGCTTCGTCCCAAGCAAGTCGAGTTTGCTCGCCAATACGCCAAGAACGGCAGAACCAACAAATGCGGCGCAATGCGTCTAGCTGGTTACGATACTGCCAATTCCCGCGTCCTCTTAGCCATGGCAGATGAAAACCTGTCCATCCCCTATTTCCATGACCTAGTTACAGCCTTCGAGATCGAGGAGAAAGCCCGCATGAAAATCAACGTAGAGGACGTAGTCCGCTGGTTCAACGACATTGCTACCCAAGCCATGGCATCCGGCGACTTCACCAATGCTAACCGCGCTATGGAAAACCTCGCCAAGTACCTAGGCATGTTCGTAGAGAAGAAAGAAATCACGCACCGCACCATCCACTCCAAAGAAGAACTCGATACCCGCATCAGCGAACTGACAGCCATTCTCAAAGAAGCAGAGCCTGACATTGAGCGAAAACTCCGCATCCACTAAAGAAGACAAACTCCTCCAACTAAAAGCCGAACTGGCAGATGCCCTTCACGCAAAAGCGGTACTGGAGGCTCAAGAGGATTTCTACGTCTTTGTCAAGCTCCTAGCCTCCCTAATGTTGGACGGCAACGATTTTCGGGATGGGCGCCACATCGAAGCAATAGCAGCCACTCTCCAAGATGTTGACCGGGGCTCCGTCGACCGCCTCATGCTAATGCTTCCCCCAGGCTCGATGAAGTCCGTCCTCCTAATGCTCTTCACAGCTTGGTGCATGGGTCGACATCCTACTTGGCGTTTCATGTGGATTTCTCACACCACCGACAAAGCCGTCGAATGTTCTGGCCGTATCCGTGACCTAGTCCGCTCCACCGAATACCAAGAAATCTTTCCGGGCGTCCACATCCGCGATGATATGTCAGGCGTCACAGGCTGGAAGCTTACTACGGGCGGGTCCTTTATGCCAGCCGGTGCAGGCAAATCTATCGCAGGTTACCGTTTCAACTTGGGCATCCTAGACGATCCCCTCTCCGAACAGACCGCCAAATCAGATACCGAGCGCGAACGGGTCAACAACTGGTATGGCCCAGGCTTCCGTTCCCGTAAACTGCCCGATTCCCGCATAGTCCTGGTCAACACTCGCTGGCATGTCAACGATCTCAGCGGCTACCTCCTAGACAAAGCTGCCCGCAATCCCCGCGTCGACCAGTGGGAAGTAATCTCCATCCCGGCCATCCTTGACAAGCCCGCAGCCGACTACCTGATGCTTCCTGACGGTGAATCCTATTGGCCTGAATACATCACGATGGATGATCTAATTGCTACCCGTGAAGGTCTGTCGCGTTCTGATTGGGGCGCCCTCTATATGCAGACCCCTACCGGCGAAGACGGCAACATCTTCAACAAAGACGACTTCCAAGATTGGGACGAAGACGAACCTCCCGAATGCGACGAAATCATCCAAACCCTCGACACTGCCTTCAGCACCAAATCCAAAGCTGACTATTCCGTGATCCAGACCTGGGGTATCTTCCACCTCACCTTCACAGACGAAAAAGGCTTTGAATATCAAGAGCCTAACGCCATTCTCCTAAACCAAGTCAGAGGCCGCTGGTCCTTCCCACAACTCCGTGCAGCCGCCAAAGAGCAGTACGACCTCTACAAACCTGACCGAATGATTATCGAAAATAAAGCATCTGGTCAATCCCTAATCCAAGACCTAAAGCTTAACAAGTTGCCAATATTGCCTTTTCAGCCAGACCGTGATAAAGTATCTCGATCTCATGCGGTTAGTGGCATTGTTGAACGTCAACGAGTTTGGTTGCCCCTTGGAAAGAAGTTTGCCGCAGAGCTTTTACAGGAGGCCCTAGAATTCCCAAAGGGCGCCCACGATGACGCTGTCGATGCTATGGTTATGGCCCTACTCTATTTACGGCGTCGTTATGAACTTACCCAAGAGAAGGTCACTCAACCCGAAACCTACTCTCGCCGTCGATCTTTCAAAAGCTATTGGAGCCAAGTGACCCATGTCCGATAATCTCGAAGAAACCCCCGACATCGAATTTGAATTCTCCGAAGAGAGCCTCGAGATCGATGTTCCCGAAGAGGTCGTCGAAGTCGACATGTCCTTTGGCGCCAACCTTGCCGTCAATCTAGAAGAAGCCATCCTTACAGACATCGGCTCTGCCCGTCAAGACGCTCTCCAATCCTTCAAGAACGCCCGTCAAGATTGGGAAGAAAAGATCAAGAAGGGTGTCAAGTACCTGGGCCTCAACACAGAAGACGAGGGTAACATCGACGTTGAAGGTGCCTGCACTGCGGTCCACCCCCTCCTCATCGAGAACATCGTAAAGTTCCAAGCCAAAGCCATTCAAGAACTGTGGCCAGCTAAGGGTCCCGTCCGCACCAAAGTCCGTGGCTATGTCGATGCTGCCCGCGAACAGATTTCCCAGCGGGTCCGTACCTACATGAATTACCAACTCACGGAACAGGTGCCGGGCTTCTACAACGATCTGGAGCGCAATCTATTCCGTGTCGGCTTCATGGGTTCGGGCATCCGTAAAGCGGGCTGGAACACCGTCACCAATAGTCCCGACCCGGCCATCGTCTACGCTGAAAACTTCTACGTCGATCCATCCGTCCCCCATCTCAAAGACGCCGAAGAATACATCGAGATTATGGAACTATCCGCCCGCAAGATGGATAACCTAATCGCTTCTGGTACCTTCCTCGAGGCTCCTGAAACAGACGGCGAAGAAACCCTAGACACCAACGAGATCACCGAAGCCATCGCCAATGCCCAAGGTTTCGACTTATCGCTGGAGCGCAAGGGCTATTCAGTCGGTGAATCCCACTGCTACCTGGACCTCAATGGTGCTGACCATCTGTTGCCCGAAGGCGGCATAGCTCCCTACATTGTCCACTTCAATACCAAGACCGGCAATGTCTACTCCATCCGTCGTAACTGGCGGGAAGCTGATCCGGTCATGCAAAAGCGCATCTGGTACACCATCGACCAGTTCATTCCTGCTTTCGGCATCTATGGCCTAGGCTTCGTCCATCTTATCGGTGACCTTGCTGCCGCTGCATCCGCAGCTCTTCGTGCCCTGGTCGACTCCGGTCAATACGCCAATTGGACAGCGGGCTTCAAATCCCAGGACGCCAAGTTCTCCGACTCTGACACTCCTCTGGGCTTCGGCGAATTCCGTGACGTCAATCTGTCTCCCGAAGAACTCCAAAAGGCCTTCCTCCCGCTTCCCACTAAAGAGCCCTCTCAAACGCTCTTCACCCTCCTAAAGTTCATGGTGGATTCGGGCCAGAAGTTCGCGGACTCTACTGACGAGGTGGTAGCCCAAAGCTCTAACTACGGCCCTGTCGCAACTACCCTAGCCCTGCTCGAAGCTTCCCAGCGTTTCTACTCCTCCATTCACAAGCGGCTCCACCAATCCCAAGGTGAATTCCTCAAGCTGTTGGGCGAACTAAACTTCGAGAACCTGCCCGACGTCATCAACTTTGTGGTGGGTGCTGAAAACCAATTTGTCCAACGCACTGACTTTAATCCCGAAGTAGTTGACGTTATCCCAGCCTCTGACCCCAATGCCCTTACAGAATCCCAGCGGGTAGCCAAAGCCCAGATCGAACTACAGACCGCCCAACAGTTCCCTCAACTCCATGATATGCGCGAGGCTCTGCGGCGGTTCTATCAGGCTCTCGGTACCGAGTCCATCGACAAGCTCCTAACCAACCCAGAAGCCAATGCTGTCAGTGCTGATCCCCTCTCCGAAGTCCAGGCAGCCATGCAAGGCAAACCAATCAAAGCCCAACTCGGCCAAAACCACGCGGCCCACATCGCCGTCAAAGAGGCTTTCCTCAAGGCGCCCCAGATGCAAGGTACCAATGATCCCACAATCGCCGTTGGTCAGCAAGCTTTGGTCGCCAACATCTCTGAACACAAAGTCCTAATGTTCATTGCCCAGGCTATGCAACTTGCCCAGCAGATGGGGATGCCTCTCGACGATGACAACGTTCAAGCGCAGATCGCAACCCAACTCGTTCAAATCTCGGCAGAGTCTGGCCAGGGTGGCGGCGGTCCTTCCATCGAACAGCAGATGATCCAACTCAATGCCGCTGAACTCCAACTAGCTGAAAAGCGTATTCAATCTCAAGATGCCCGCGAATCTGCCAGCCTAGCCATTAAGAACCGCGAGCTAGACCTCAAAGAAACTGATATGCTGCTCAAAGCCCAAAACCAACAGAAGCAAACCCAGATCGCAGCAACTGGAAAAATACTTGACAATTCTGCAAAATTAGCGGATATTCAAGCTAAACGTTTAGCAGAACGGGCCAATCAACCTACGACATGACCTTTCTATCGGACTACGTATCTGAAGTTCAAAAACGAATCGACTCAGAAAAGGACGCCCTCGCTAGGGGTGCAGCTACATCCTTCGACGAATACGCTCGTAAATGCGGCGTTATCAGTGGCTTAGGTCTTGCCATCAACATCCTAAAAGACCTCTACCAATCTACTCCTATTGAGGAAAGGGACTAATGCTTACCACTCGCTCGGCTCTAGATGGGGCCGTTACCAATGACCAGTGGGTTTCACAGGAAGATATTCCTGATCCGACACCACTGCCTAGGATTCCTGGCGTAGGGATTCTTGTCCGGCCTGTGCCTATTAGGCGCAAATCAGCGGGCGGTATCCTACTCCCTGACACATTCCGTGAAGATCGTGAATACCTCAACACTGTGGGTCGTGTCCTTTCTTTGGGCGAACTCGCTTTCGTCGACGAGGACATATATCGGAAAGGTCCTTGGGTCAAGCCGGGAGACTACATCGTTTACGCTAAGTTCGCAGGCCAGAAGATTTGGTGGAAGGGTGTCAAACTTCTTCTCATCAAAGCCTCCAGCATCGAGCTAGTCGTTGAACAGCCTGAATACCTTGACGCCAACTTTAAGGAATAACCTATGTCCGAATCCGGTTACCAAGAAATCGATCTCGATAATCCCGACAAAGCCTTAGCTTCCGGGCAAGAATCCGACATTGAGATCGTCGAAGAGATTGAAGCGCCAGCAGCTCCAGAACCCGCTCCACAACCAACGGTTCGCGAAGCCGCTGCTGCAACTTCTTCTGAAGAAGACGATCCCGACGAAGACGATTCCTCACCTGAAACTCCCTCAGAACGTAAAAAGCTAACTCGCAGCCAGCGTCTCAAAAACCAGCGAGATGCTTATGCCAGACAATTGTCGGAAACGCAAGCCCGTATCCAAGCTCTCGAGGACCGTGCTCGCAACGCCGAAGCCAAGGCTAATGAGGGGGCCTCCCTAGGCTTTGAGCTTTACATCAAACAGCTCGATACCTCGATGCAGGCTCTGCGCCGGGACTTTGATTCCGCCTACGATGCTGGTGACCGGGACAAAATCTTTGAGATTCAGCAACAAATTGCCTCGATCATGGCGGCCCGGCAACAGGCTGAAAAAGACAAGCAGTCCATCCCAACCCCCAGGCAAACTGAACCGTTGCCTCCATCGCCTACCCGTCAACAACCCGCTCAAGCCCCTGCTCGACGGCAGCCTAATCCAGCCGCTGTTGAATGGTACGAGCGCAACAAAGACTGGTTTGGCAAGGATGCCGTCATGACTTCAGGGGCTAAAACCCTTGACCAGCAGATGGTTGCAGACGGCTACTCTCCGACCGACCCAGACTACTTCGACGAACTGGATAAGCGGCTTCGCAAAGAGTTCCCCCACAAGTTAGGCGGTAAAGCTTCTGCGCCTGCTCGTCAACCAGCCAACAACCCCACCATTCAAAACCGCTCGGCTCCAGCCTCAGTCTCTGGTAAGTTGCGCGTCTCTATTACCCAGGCAGATCGTGAAGAAGCCCGTAAGCTCGGGATCAGCATTGAAGACTATGCTCGCGAAAAGGCCAAGGTAGAACGTGCTCAAAATACGCCCAGCCAGTACACGGAGATTTTCTAATGAAAAACAAAATGTTCGCAACCCCTAGCAACGCTATCGACGAAGCACTTGAAAATTCTCTGGAAACAGAGTATACTCCTCCTAATGCGCTAGAAATCCCCCCAATGCCCGACGCTGACGCATTCGTCTATAGATGGATTCGCTTTCGGGTCGGGGATCAAGATGATTTCAATAACATCTCCCAGCGCATGCGAGAAGGGTGGTCATTCGTTCCTATTGCGGAAGTTCCCGAAGGTTACGTTTTCCCTGGTCTCGAAAGTAAGATTTCTGCTTTGGCAGGCGCGGCTATCAACGGCGATCTAGTATTCGCAAAGCTGCCTCGACGGAAAGCGGAAGCCATCCAAAAGTGGGCCGAAGATAGGTCCATCCAAGCGGAGCAGGCTTACGATCTGAAGACAATCAGCTATGACGATGCATCTGGCCGGAAACAGCAGTTTGCCAACGAAAGTACAAAACGCTTTTCCAGGGGGCGACGTCCCTCGTTTGGATAACACATAAAGGAGGATAAAGGTGGCACAGTCTTTTGCCCCATTCGGACTCCGCGCCGTGGCTGCCCTTGGTACCCATGGTAATGAAGTCCGCGCTTATCCGCTTCCCAACGGCGCTAACTGCCCTGACCTCGGTAAGGGGTCTCCGGTAAAGCTGTCGGGCGGCGTTATTACTTCTGCTGGCGCTGGTGGTGGCCCCCTGCTGGGTGTTGCTGCTGGTTTCGCGTGGATCGATCCGACCACGAAGCAGCCTCAACTCAAGAACTCAATCCCCGCAGACACGTCTTCGGCTGGCCTCTACGATGGTTCTGACCGTCCGACCGCCTATGTCGTTGACAACCCCAATGCGCTCTTCATGATTCAGGCTGATGCTTCCGTTACGGCGGGCGACCTCGGTCTCAACTTTGATGTGACTGCGGCGGGTGGTGATGTCAGCTCGGTGTATGGTACGTCCCAGTATGCTCTGGATGCGTCTACCCGTACCTCCGCTGTTGGCACTGCCGTGAAGCTCGTGGGTCTGGCCAGGATTGTCGACAACAACTGGGGTGATCCGTACCCGGTGCTGATCGTCAAGCTGAATGGTCCGATCCTTGAGCAGGTCTCTGCGGCTTAATAGGGGGACATAGCAAATGACTATTTTAACTCGCGCACAATTTGCGAAGCAGCTTGTTCCCGGCCTTAACGCTATCTTTGGCACGGCTTATAAGAGCATCGACAACGAACACACTCCGCTGTTTGACGTTGAGCGTTCCGACCGTTCGTTCGAAGAAGAAGTGTTGATGACGGGTTTTGGTACGGCCCCGGTCAAGTCCGAAGGCGATCAGGTGTTCTTTGACACCGCCTCCGAAGCTTGGACGAGCCGCTACACCCACGAAACCGTTGCCATGGCGTTTGCCATCACCGAAGAAGCTATCGAGGACAACCTCTATGGCACGACGGGTAAGATGAAGGCGAATGCGATGGGTCGTGCTATGGCGAATGCCAAGCAGGTGAAGGCCGCTAACGTCTTCAACAACGGCTTCTCTACCAGTGCCCTGTATGCTGGTGGTGACGGCAAGCCGCTCTTCGCTACTGACCACCCGACGCTTGCTGCCGGTACGCAGTCCAACAAGGTTAGCTCGGACCTGTCCGAAACTGCCCTTGAAGCGGCCCTTATCAACATCTCGTTGACCAAGGATGACCGTGGCCTGCTGATTGGCGCCCGCGCTGTTAGCCTGCACATTCCTCCGCAGCTTCAGTTCGTTGCTCACCGTATTCTCTTCTCCGATCTGCGCGTCGGTACGGCTGACAATGACACGAACGCTATGAAGGACATGGGCCTGTTCTCGAAGGGCTACACCGTCAACCATCGCTTCACTGACACTAACGGCTGGTTCATTCGCACTGATGTGCCGAACGGTACCAAGATGTTTGTCCGTGCTCCGCTGGCTACCAAGGACGATGTGGACTTCCTGACCGGCAACATGCGCTACAAGGCTCGCGAGCGTTACAGCTTTGGCTGGTCTGATTGGCGTC